TTACATTTTTTAGTTAATTCGTCAAGGTAAATTTTCATTTCCCCAATAGAATCTTTAGGATGCCCATAATTAAGACAGTTTACTAAACCAATTGGTTTAAATTGTCTTTTTACAATTGAACTATGACATTCTTTAAAATCACTTCCCCATGTAAGAATAATCTGTTTTCCTATTTCATGGATATCTAAAATAGAATGATTACTACCTAAGAAATCAGTATGTCTAATCCTATTGTTAACAAGAGTACGACATCCGATTGTAGAATCATATGAGTTCCATAACATTTTATCGTTGTGAAATTCTAAGTCGTCTTCTGAAAGATTCTGTCTTATTTCTTCCCAATCTTGTACTGGATTAGAAAAACTTTCAATCTTTTTCTGATAAAGCAAATGACCATCTTTTTTAATTACTTTGTAATAACCACTTGTGTCTATTATTCCGACAACAGCATATTCTAAGTCCCATTTTTTGAAAATTTGGAATACTTTACTTTTATGTTCTTGCTTAACAACTAATAACATTCTTTCTTGTGATTCAGAAATAAGTTTATCACAATCATCCATATGATATTTACACGGAATGTTATCTACATTTAAAAAACATCCTAGATTTTCTCCAGTGACAGCTCTTCCTCTTTGGACCACTTCTAAAGAGGAGCATAAGACACCGCCCGCTCCCATATCTTGCATTCCTTCTAGTAATCCATTTTCAACAATTTCTAAACACCCCTCTAGTAACAATTTTTCCAAAAACGGATCCCCAAATTGGATATTACCTTTTAAAGTAGAGGTGTCAACATCAGAAGAGAAAGAACCAGAAGCCATAGCAGCCCCGTTAACTCCTTCAGCGCCTGTTTTACTACCAACATAAATCATCAAACTTCCATCGTTAGTAGCTCTTCCGTAAACAATATCTTTTTTCTTGACTATTCCAAGACAAGCTACATTAACAAGAGGATTATTATTGTACATTTTTGAAGTATAACAATCTCCGCCAACGTTGGCAACACCAAAACAATTTCCATAATATGAGATTCCTCTTACCGTCTCTTTTAATAATTCTTTAGAATGTTCATTATTTCCAAATCGAAGAAAATCTAAAATACCAATAGGTCTCGCTCCCATAGTGAAAATATCTCTTAAAATTCCTCCTACTCCGGTTGATGCTCCGTTAAATGGGTCAATAAAAGTAGGATGATTATGACTTTCAATTCTGATAGCTAAACAGTAACCGTCTCCTAAATCTAAAATTCCTGCGTTTTCTCCAGGACCGACAACAACTGAATCTCCTGAGGTGTGTAATTTTTTTAAATATTTTCTAGTACTCTTGTAGGAAATATGTTCGCTAAACATTAAATTATCGATATTTTGTTTGAAACAATTTTTAACTACAACAGATTCAATCAAACTATAAATAGGAAGATCTATCTTCATGGTTCTTTCAAAATGAGGCATCATGCCAAATACTAATTTGTCTTTATCACAAACACCTGCTATTCTTCCTAAAGATCCGTTTAATTCGGTATAGTCGTCTACATAAGTCATTAAAATCTGATCATTTTTAACAAGATCTTTTAAATTTTTCTTAGTTGTCCAGTATCTTCCAAATTCATTAGCAACATCAATTTCCATTTCTTTTTCGTAAAAATTGTCATCTATTTTACTTTCAATCTTACATTTTACTTTCTGACAGGTAAATTTCTGATTTGCGTTCCTTCTAAGTTCTCCTGGTAATAATCCAAGTTGGGTTAAAATTTGGAATCCATTACAAATACCAATAATTGGTATCTTTTTTTTATGAGTTGCTAAAATAAGTCTACATACAGGAGACCCTATAGCCATTTTTCCTGGACGGACAATATAATCATCTGTAGCCTTTTGATAAAATCTATCTCCAAAAGAAAAGCCTCCTGGAATAGCTAATAAATCAAATGAATATTTAGTTATATCTTCTTCTTTGTACCAGATATTAAATGCGTGGTGTCCTCTTTTTTGAAAATAAAGTACTAAATCGTTAGAACAATTTGAACCTGGAAAAAGAACAACTGCAATCTTCATTTTATCTAAATTTTTTTATTATAATCTAGATAATCAAACAATTTTCAAAATTTATAATGTTTTCCCACTCTGGACTAATAGAAACTGTATTTTTAATATCAAAATCATCATCTAATGACAATCTCTTTTCTAGTTTAGTATTTTTCTCTCTCAAAGCTACCAATTCATCTTGTAGTTTTAAATTTTTTTCTTTCAAAGAAGTAATTTCTTCGGACAAGTTAAAATTATTTTTCTTGAAATGTTTTATTTTTAATTTCAACTCATCATTTTCTTCTATCAAAATTTCTAATTTGTATTTTTTCTTTGACCTATTCAATTTGGCAGCTATTCTATTTTTTTCTAATCTAATTTTGTTTTCTAGAAAAGTAAATTGTTCTCTTTCTTTTTTGGTTAAAGATAACAAGAGAGATCGTTGTCCCCTTCCTCTTTTAGGACCAGTATAGTCTGGTACAATTTTCTCAATTTGTTTTAAGTAATTTGTAATCGAAGAATTCATAACGTTTAAATTAATATTATATTAATTTAAAATTCATTTTGATTTATTATTTGTATTTTTTTCTGTAAACTCAATTTCTTGTAAATTTTTCTTAACAGACAAAGAAAATTTGATCCTTGATATACTTGAGTCCATATTCTGATTTATCTAATTTTCTTTTATTTTTTCATTTTTACAAATACTGATAAAAATGAAAAATAAATAGTTAAAATTAATAACAAATATGACTATCTTTTCTATTGCTCGGAAGTCTTCTAATGAAGATTCTGGTAATGGGTATAAAGAACAGTTCAATTCGATAAAAACTATTATTGATGAAAAAAAACTAGCCGGGAAGAGAGCAAAACCTCTTGAATATAAAGGAAGTGCTTTCAAGACATCTAAATTTGGAATGAAAGTATTTGATTATATTTCTAAAAACATTGATAAAGATGAAAAAGAACATCATGTTATATTCACAAGAGCAGAGAGGATGTATAGGGATAAACATCACCTTTTATCCTTTTTGTCTGACTTGTCAAAATTATCTAAAAAAAATAAGTTTAGTGTTAAATTTCACTTTTCTCATGATTCAGAGCAAGAATTTACTTTAGATCCAAAAGACCATGATAATTTTGGAGTTACAGAAGAAGTTATGGCAGGTGTTGAACAGGGTTATGTTGCTTCAAATGAAAGATCCGAAATCGGTGTTAAAGCTCATCAAGATCTTGAAATGAGAAAACGGGTAAATAAAGAAACCAAAGAAAGGGTTTGGATTGGTATGTTACAACATTTAGTGAGTCAAAATAAATATCACAGACCTCCGGGGTTAAATGATAACAATTTTACAAGTCAGATTTGTGATTATTTAAATTGTGAATCTGGAGTGAACCATTTCAATCCTTATTATAAAGGTCGTTTTATGAAGTGGTATTTGGAAATGATGAATGATGAATTTGAGGGCACTGTTAAAACATGTTCAAAATGTAATAAAACAAGATTGATCAGTGCAACTTTTAAAGAAGACTCTTTTGAGTGTTCTGATCTTCTAGGATGTAAATGCGGATATCCTGTTCTTGATACAGACAAAGCAGGAGCTGCTGTCATGGAGTTGGAAGATGATCCAGAAGATGATGAGGCAGGGGCTGCTATGGAGTCAGAAGATAATCCAGAAGATGAGGCAGGAGCTGCTATGGAGTCAGAAGACGAAGAAGTTTTTCCATTTCACAGTATTCTGGAAAGTAAAATTAGTGATGGTAAAGAAATGTTCTTGATACATTGGAAGGGAAACTGGAAAAATAATCCAACTTGGGAACCAAAAGAAAATATTCCTGAAGGAGAAGTATCTAAATTTTATCGTGGAAAACCTTTCTGTTTGGCCGGTGCTTTCGGAAATATGAAAACTTAGATAATATATTATAAAATATATTATGTTAAAATTTTTATCAAATAATAGTCATGAAAGAAGTAGAAAGTATTAATAGGATTGAAAAAAAGAGTACTGACAGAAAAATGAGTAGCGCCTAAATTTCGATATCTGACTAAATTGTGATATCCGTAAATTCCTCCACCTGCTACAATTTGACAATCCGGATATTCCTCACTAATATATTTGACCAATTTTTCAGAATGAGGTTTTACTGCTTCGCCACTTACCCCTCCTTTCTCAGAAGGGAGAGTATTACAACAATGAAACTGACGAAATCCGTCATTGTAATATCTATCAACTTCTCCCAAACTTATGAGGGGCGATAATTTTAAACAACACCAGTCTCTTTTCGGATTTAAGAAAACCTCAACTCCACCAGATGTCATTTCTTTTTCAGCATTAGGACAACTAATATTAATTTCCAAATTGACATCTGGTGGAATTTTTTTATTTAACTCATCGATTTCTTCTGGTTCTAATATAGCAATACTCAAAACATCTGTCTGATGATTATATTTTTCTAACCCATAATCGATTCCTGGATTTCGAAGACCAATTTTGTTAATCCATTGATACTCACCATTTATTTGTGTTAATCTCAAAGTTTTCAAGATTTGAAATATCAAACCTCCTCTGGGTTTCAAAGTATAACTACCTTTGATAGATTTAGTTTCTGGTAGATTTATATAATTTCCAAATGGTGGTGATATAAAGATGGTCATCTTTTTCTATATATCTTTATATAAGATATATAGTTCAATTCTTCAAAATTGAAAAGAAAAAAAAATATATTATAAATACACTAAAGATGTCCCGTTGTGCTCCTCATCCCATTTATCCGCAGGACCTCACTTGCCACTACTGTGGCAATCTCTCTGCCGTACCAGTCTGTGTAAACACAGACCCTTACGAGGAGGGCGCCGCGGTTTGTCCAAAATGTATAGACACACTTAGGACAACTTACACGTCAACTTTCCACTCTCTAGGGAACCAGACCTGCTACACGTGCGGTGTCCTAGCTCTGTATACAGTCGGTGTCGACTACATTCCCGAAGACGCCCCTGATGATGCGTATGATGATGTCGGAAATGACGATGACGAGGGGATGTGTCATTTCTGCTCTCACGAGTGTCTGAAGGATTGGATGGTCAAGGATCTCGCTGCTCGTGTCATCCAGAAGACATGGAGGAAGCTGAAGGGAGGTCATTGACTAATATATTATATACTAGTTTTACAAATTCTTTCTCTGAGTTTCAAGTATATCTACCTTTGGCAGATTTATATAATTTCCAAAGGGTGGTGATATAAAGATGGTCATCTTTTTCTATATATCTTTGTATAAGATATATAGTTATCTTTTCTTTTTGTTAAAGGTGTAGGCCATAATTTGCACTTGTGTAACTCATACAATATTCTATAAAATCCAAATAATTATAAATATTACAAACCGGCTGTCCCATTAGCCAAACAAAATAATCAGTATGGTTAATACGGACATAGTTGTAAGTTAATCCTTTGTATTTTCCTGATACAAAACGCTTGCTATCCATCTTGTTTAAATTTAAAATTATTTAATTTAAAATTCAATTATAATACTAGTTTTACAAAATCTTTTTTCACTAATTTCAACATAGCTTCCATAAAAGGAACTATTTCTTCGTTCTTCCTTTTCTGAATTTTTGTTCTTAATGATTCGCTCCTTTTTATAGCATCTATTGTGATTTCAATATTACTATGATCAACAGGTCTATGAATTATTTTTTGCAATATATTGTATCTTTGTAATTCAATCTTAGCATTTGTTATAGTTTTATCGTTTGAAAGAGGGCATTCTATTATACTATTACTCTTTCCAATAGCCTCTCTTAAATATTCGATGTCAAGTAATTCTTCCTTTGTAGGAATAACCATTTTTTCTTTGTCTTTCAAATTTTGTATAAAATTTTCCGAAAATTCTACCAAACCATCAATATCATCAGGTAATTGCATTTCTTTTTTACCTGTACAATATTTAGCAAGATGACCTTTTTGTCCACACTTGTAACATTTTTCCTGAGAAGTCATTCTCATTTTCTCCAATACAACTATTGTTTCTTTTGGTAAGAAAATTTGACAAAAACTTCCTCCCCTAACATTTTCGATTCCAAATTTGTCCATATATTTTCTGGTATATTTGTCTTCATCGTAATCATCACAATCTTTAATTATCTCTAAAACCTGTAACGGTTTATATTTTATTGTCCATTCGGAACCACCATAATTAAAATGTTTTTCAAGTCTAAATTCCGGGTTAGTAGTTTTACCAATATAATATTTACCTTGTTCTAGTAAAAGAACGTAAATGTAAACCATCTTGTTTGAAATAT